GGCCGCCTTTTTCGAACCCAAGGAGACTACGTTCGGCGCAGGGCCAGTTCCGTTCGCACCAGGTGAGGAGCCATCGGAACTGTTCCGGCGTTTTCCCGTGAAGTGTTCCATGACCCAGTCGGTGAGGCCGTCCATCTGGTCGAGGCCGACCACATTGTCGTCGTCGTCATCGTCGTCGTCGTGGTCGAGGAGTTCCAGGAACCGCTGGCGGTCAGATCTGATCAGCACCGTGTTGAAGAAAGCTTCGGTGGCTTCGTCGGGGTCGGTGTCGTCGGAGCGCATGACCGCCAGCAGTTCATTCCACTTTTTGTATGGGAGTTTGGCGCGGAGTGTGAATTCCTGCCCACCGACTTTGAAGGTCGGGCGTATGCCGGCCTGTTCGGCGAGCATCGCATCGAAGTCGCGGGTAACCATGTGGTGTCTAGTCCTCTTCGTCGGTGAGTGTGGCGATGGGTGGGTTGGTTTTCTGTTCCTGGTAGGTCGTCCATAGCCAGACGGCGACGACAGCCCCAGCAGCTCCGGCGGCCATGGAGGCGATAATTTTCATCATCAGGCGGCCGGGTTCAGGTTGGCACCACCGAGGATCTTCAGCAGTGGGCGGCCGTCGAGGGGCTTCTCGAGCTGGAAGTTGGCGGAGATGAGGGACTTCTGCACGCCCTTGCGGTTTTCCAGGCCGATCGATCCGCCTTGGAGGCAGCGCCGGAAAATCATGCGGAGATCGTTTTTGGCGACGTCGCCGATGGCATCCCAGCCGATCATGACGCGCTGCTCGTTGCCGAGGTCTGGGGGTTCGAAGTCCCAGATGGCGCCGGTGTCGGCGTCGTCGATGATGCCGCCGTTGAAGGCGATCGTCAGGTTCTTCAGGGTGATTTCCGCTAGGGCGAATTCGATGGAGGCGTCTCGGCCGGTGGTGACCCGGGCGAGGGGGTCAAGCTCCTCCGCCACCTCCACATTGTCGGTGGAGACTTCGTAATTGAAGACGGAGCCCTCATCGGTGTAGCCGAGGGGCACCCAGTCGGCGCTCCATGCGGAAACGCAGTCGGCGGGTTCGGCGGTGGGGACACCGAGCTTGTCTGTCGGGGCGATGTACAGCTTGCCGGGCTTTCCGAATCGGACTGCGGCGGCGTTGAAGTCAGCCACGAGATTTTCCTTCCATACGAGAAAAGCCCCGCCGGTGTTGCCCGGCGGGGCTGAAGGGGTGGGTGGGGCGCTTTAGGTGACTGTGGTGATCAACGCGTCCACGATGTAGCGGGGTGTGTCGGAGTCGGGTTCGGGTAGCCAGCGCATGTTTTGTGTGGCGGCGGCGCCCAGGTAGGTGCCGTTGACGATCCGGCCGCCGGTTTGGGCTAGGTCTTCAAGTTCGGCGATGAGGGTCCGGCCGATGTCGCCGGCTTGGGATCGGGTTTTCCCCCAGCAGTCGAATTGCATCCGGACTTGTTGTTCGGGGAGGTCTTTGCGGGGGCGGGGTCCGCCTGCAACCTGCCAGGCGATGAGCGCGGGTACCGGCGATTTGGGGGGCATGGCGTTGTAGATGGAGATGCCGCCGTCGGGGCGTTCGAGGAGGAGGGTGAGGTTGGTGGTGAGGAGCCACGTTTTGACGATGGTTTCGGTGTCGGCGTAGACGTTCATCGGTAGTACCTGCGTACGGCTTCGATGGCGGGGCGGATGTGGGGTTGGGCGTCGCCGTGTTTTTTGGTGCCGAATTCGACGAAGGCCCAGTAGCGGCGGCGGGTGCGGACGAGGAAGTCTCCGGTGTCGGGGTCTTGGACGACGTAGTAGGACTCGGACAGGTGGGGGCCGCCCTCGCGGTCCGGTCGGCGGTGTTCGTCGACGGGGGCGTTGATGTGGATGAAGTCGACAATGTTTTGGGCGATCTCTTCCGCCCGGTGTTCGGCTTTGCGTTCGATGCGTTCGATGGTGCGGTATGCGTTGCGGGTGGTGTAGGGCCGTTTGCGTGGCATCACACTTCCCCTTCGGTGGCCCGCATGCGTGCTTCGATGTGGGTGTAGAAGTCGAGGTACCAGACGATGCGGAAGGTGCGGCCGGAGGTTTCGTCTTTGATCCAGTCGGTGTTGACCAGCCCGCCGGGGATCGGATCGCATTTCAGCCCGTAGTCGGAAACGTTCTGTTGCCCGCCTTGCAGGTCAAGGTTGCCGAGCGGGTAGTCGACAACGGCCCGGATTTTCTCGGCGGCAATGTCGCGGCTGGTGTCGTCGGCGCCGGAATAGGGTTCGTCGTAGTCCGTGGCGGGTGGGATGCGTAGGACGCTGATGGTGGTGATGGCTAGCGGTATCAAGGCCCCTCCCCCGATTGGTTGCTCAGATGCTGTAACGATCGAGGAGGGAGGAATGCAACGTTGACATCCCGGAAGTGTTGCCGGTGGTGGTGGAACTGGATCCCCAGGTTTTGGTGACCTGCCCGACGGTGGCCGAGGTGAGCCCTTCCGGGTTGGAGAGTTGCCGCTGCGACAAATCCATGGTGACCAACTTGAGGACGTCGGGGATGGGGTCGTAGCCGTGTTCGACATCAAACTCGTATTGGGTGCGGTACACCCAGCAGCCCCACACCTGTCCTTTGCGGGACCAGTTGATGGTGAACTCGGCCGGGTCGAGGGTGATCCCGTCGGCGCGGGTTTCGGTGATGTCGAGGAGTTCCAGGGTGGGAAGGGTGATCAGGGAGTTCTGCGCACCTTCGAAATGCATCGTTTCGGTTTGGAGCGAGAGATCCCACCCGCAGTAGGCGCGGACGGCCCCCGACGCCAGGGTTAGCGCGGCTTCGGCTTGTGCCTGGTCGTCGAGGGTCCGTCCGAGGTAGATCTCTAGCTCGCCGACGGTGGCGAGCGGATCCATTAGCGTTCCTGCTGCCCCTGCTCGGGGGTGCGGGCGCCGCTCCCGGTGGCCCGCTTGTTCCGTGCGCCGCGGGCCTTCTCCTGGGTTGCCTGGTTGTCGTCGTTGTCAACGCCGGCGTCGTCGGCTTCCCGGTTGCGGGTGGCGGTCCGGTTGGCTTCGTTGTTGCCCTTCTTGCCACCGTCGGGCTCATCGAGGGGTTCGCCGATGGGGACGGCGCCGACCTGCTCGGCCATTTCGGGGGTCATCATGGCGGTGGTTTCCATGTAGCCGACGTAGTAGTGGTATTCCTCGAGCTTCTGCGGGGCCCGGGGCTCGCTGTCTCCGCTTCCGCCGCGCAGTAGTCCGGGGCGGTCCTTGGGGTTCTTGTCGTCCTGGGTCATGGTTGCTCCTTGGAAGAATGGGGCCGTGTCGAGCAGGGGGCGGCTTTGGTGGCTGTCGCCGCAGGCCGCCCCTTCTGCTCCACAGATGCGGCAGTAGACGTTCACTTTTTGCCGAGGCTGGCGCGGACGAAACAGTCTTTGGCCTCGAGGAGTTTCCGTAGTCCGGCGGTGACTTCAGGCCCGGGTGGCAGGTGGCGGACCATTGTTTGGGCGACGTCGGCGCAGACGGCGGATGTTTCCCGCATGGCGGAGCCGGCGGGTAGATGGTCGTAGGAGAAGTAGTCGAGCAGGGCTTGGGTGTTCGGGTGGGTCACGGCAGGGTGATCTTCACGAAAGCCGACGGACGCATAATGGCGAAAGCGGCTCGCATTTCTGCGAGGATTGCGACGAGGTTCCTAACGAAGAAATCGGCATGAGAATCTGTCGCCGTCACTGTGGCCTGTTCCCGGTCGTAGACGACGCCGTAATTCCAGGCGGCACACCATGCCGTCTTCGGTGCGACAGCCTCCGACTCGATAACCGGCAAACCCCATAGACGCTTGTCGGTCAGCGCGAATGGTCCGCCGCCGTAGAAGTCGCCGTTGACGTTGCGCAGAAGTTCGACTTCCTGCCAGTCCATCGGGTTCATGACATAGGCGGTGGGTGTCGCGCGTCCGCCGATGCGAACCTTTGTCCGGGCGATGCGGGTGATGTCGAGTGCGTCCTGGGCGCCGGCTGCGGTCTGGGTTTGGATGCCGGGCGTGTTGTTGAGCCCGAGGAAGTGCTCGCCGGTGCCGTTTCCGTTGAGGAGTTCGTCTTCGAGTTCCTCGTCGAGGCCGTACCGCAGGAACGAATCGATCATGGTGCGGATCTGGGCAACGTCAGCCAATGCCCGCTTGGTGATCGGCATCCAGTGCGCAATATTTTTTACTGTCGTCGAATCGCGCTGGAATTCGAACGAGGATTCGGGCTTGACGCCACCCAATGCATCAGTAACGGTGGTGCCGTCGATCTTCGCCGACGACTTCGCCTCAGGCACGACGGAGGCGTTGTTAACGGTGTTGATCATCCGGACGTAGTCGATGGTGTCGGTACCCGTCGAACCCTGCGTGAACAGGGCCCGCACCGACAGGGGCCGCTCGTAAAACGGCGCCTGCAAGCCCAGGTGCTGCGGGTTCAGGGTGACACCGGCGGAGACGGCGTGGTTGCCGGAAGTCAGCAGCGTCTTCATCGACCCGATGTGGACCGGGCTGGACTGCACCCGGTACTTCTCGCCGAAGGAGCCGTGCGGCACCGAGGACATCAGGGACTTGAACTCGGGCGAGTCGGTGAACATCTGCCCTGCAGTGCGGTCCTTACTGACCGGGCCAGGCGGGGGGGTGTCGTCGTTGTCGTCGTCGCCCAGGCCGAGACCCCCACTGAGGTCGGTCATCTGCTTACGGAAGGCGTCCTCGCGGGCGGAGCTGTTAGCCAGGGCGGTGGCCTTGTTCATGTGGGCGTCGATGGTGTCCCGTTCGACGTCGGTCAGGTCACGCTCTTCAGTTTCGACGGTGGTGAGGATGGCCTTGGCGGCGTTTGTTTCCGCCAGGATCGCGGTGCGGATGCTGTTACGCATTATTTCCTTCGTTCTCTCGTGACCTGGCGGTCAGCTCGGCGAGATCGGCCAGTTTTCGGCGCAAAAAAACCGCCCCGGAAGGGCGGTAGGTGGTGCTGGTGGACGAATCCGGAGGTGGGTCGTCAATAGGGGGTGGGGTGTGTTTCGCGGAGATCAGCTCGGTGAGGGGGTTCATGCCGAGCGGGGTCGGCCCGACTTCGTGGAGGAAGACGTCGAGGAGTTCGTTGGCGGTGTCGTCCTTGGAGCGTTGTTCGTTGATGACGTCGTAGGTGAAACTGAACTGCTTGACCCGGCGGCGTTTCATCAGGTGCCGGACTTGGGCGCCCATGCCGAAGTCGTCTAGCTGGCCTTTGATGTACAGGCCGCCGTTTTCCTGGACCCAGTTGTTGGCCCAGGTGGGAATCGCTTTGGAGCCGCCTTCGAGTTCCTCGGCGTCGATAACCTCGCCGATGTTCATGTTGGGGTCATCGAGGCGGTGGGACCAGTAGACGGGGATGGGGGCGTCAGCTTTCGACCAGTGCTCTAGCGAGTTTTTGAAGGCGCCGGGGCGGACTATGTCGCCGCCGTGGTCCCGGTTGTTGAAGACACTGACGACGGCTTCGAAGATCCCGTCGTCGGCCTTTTGCGTCACCGTCGCCGGCATCGTTTTGAATTTCATTGGCCACTCCCGACAGGTTTCTTCGGTCCGGGGGGTTTTCCGTTGGAGGCTTCGTTGGACGGGTTGTTGGGGGCGGTGTCGCGGGGTGAGGCCAGGCCGCCTTCGGTGACATTCAGGGGGGTGATGAGTTCTTCGGCTTCTTTGAGGTCGGACAGGTTGTAGAGGGCGCGGCCTTCGTTGCGGGTCATCCAGGGCCCGCCGACGGAGGCGGAGATGGCGGCGGCTTGGGCTTCAAACGAGCCCTGCATCTTCGCCTTGAGGTTGAACTCGACGTAGGTCTTCTCGGCGCCGGACGGGTCGACGTCGGGCAGGAGCTGCAGTTCGATGTCCTGCTGCAGCATTTCGAGCAGCGGCCCTAGCGCGTCGGCGTACAGCATTTGCCGCAGCTCGGAGAGTGAGGACTGGGTGGCGTTCTTGGACAGGCCGACCATGGAGGGGTCGATGTGGTAGGCGGAGGCGACCTCTTCGCGGGTGAGTTGCCGGCCTTCGGCGTACTGGGCGTCGCGAGGTGTGATGCCACCTTCGTGCCAGGACATGCCGTCTTCGAGGATGGGTGTGCCGCCGGCGGCCATGTCGGAGGAGTAGGCACCCCAGTCGGTTTTGAACCGGTTCCGGGCGGTGTCGGACCAGCGTGGTGCCTTTTCGGGGCGGGTGATGTAGCCGGAGATCCGGGCCCCGTTGCGCCACATCTGTTCCCGGTAGGTGGCGGCGGCGGTCTCCTCGGCGAGGATTTGCCGCAGGGTTTCGATCGGTGACCAGCCGTCTGCCGGGTTGTCCGGGTTGTAGCCGTAGAAGTGGACGACCTGGTCGGGGTCGATGTCGCGGGTGCCGCGGGAGCCGGTGATCCGGTACTTGTCGGGGAAGTAGATGTTGGGGCCGACGGGTTCGATGAACCGGCGGGGCATGGGCAGGACCCCGTTGGCGCCGTCGGCTTTGCCTTTGACCCAGAACGCGGAGTTGAAGATGGAAAACTCTTGGACGGTCCAGTTGATCAGCCGGTATTTGGTCCACTTGGAGCCGGGCCACGGGTTGTTGAGCATCTTCGACAGTGGATGATCGCGAACCTTTTTCCGATCGGTTTCGCCGGTGCGTTCGAAAACGTCCAATCCGAGTTGGGCGACGTTGCGGGCCCGGAATTCGATGACGGTGCGGAGGGCGGGTTGGGTTTTCCACATTTGTTCGTAGGTGCGGTATTGCTCGGCGCCGATTTGCATGTAGGAGGGCATGGCGTAGCCGAGCATGGACGGGGCGGGTTGGGCCCGCTTGATGGCACCTTGGGTCAGCACGAAAGGCACCCCGTACTCCTTTCGGGTGACTAGGTGACGGGCGTCTTGGCGGGCGCCGTCTGCAAATACAAAACCTGGTCGCGTTCGATGTAGATGTTCCCGTCGAGGCGGGTGGGTTCGGCGCC